ATAATATCTTTCGATGAGATTTCTTACATCGAAATACTATTTGAAATCATAGCATGGTTCGTAAGTATCTTGATCAATTTCTGATCATAAACCTTTACTAGGAGTACCTATGAAGACTAACAAGCGATTAAAAAAGATAACTTTCTCCTTAAGTGAAGATGTTGCGTCTGGTGAGAGAAAATTCTCCCAACGTATATCTAAACACGTTCTCAATATGGACCTAAGAGAGGGATTAAACCCAATCTCGGCCAATCTTATTGTAGAACTTATCCATGGATCAGAATCATCATGTGACTTAACACGCGAAGTGTTAGACGATATGAGTTTTTCTGACCTGGTAGAACTTTTCCTCACCCGATTTAATAGGGGAGGGGAGAATGGGGAACGTTAAAAAGCAGTCTAATCAGGCGCGTCAAGCTCGTAAGAGTGAGGCGAAAAAAGCTAAGCCGCTTAGGAAAGGTAATAAGGTGCCTAAATATGACACCGACCTACTGGCACGGGGAGTTTTCTCGTGTCTCTTAAGAGATTTCCGCGCGATACATGGTTCAGATTTCTGTAAAGGGGAAGAACATCTTCTCTTCAGGGATCTAAAAGAGTTCCGGGAACATAAACGTCCTGTTGCAGCGAATGTGAGCCCGTCTTTCTTCAAGGCGCAAGCTCAAATAGCTACTCTTTTGAAAAAGTATCGCTTTGCAAATGATGTCTACAATGACGATCAACTTGAAGTCAATACGCTGAAAAGTTATTTTGATGCTCAAGAAGACTTCTGTAAATTCCCTCTTCAGACAACGTTGTCTAAGAAGGTACTGCAGGAGGCGCGGAAAATCGCGCGAGACATACTCGGGGAATACTCCGAGGTAGATGTGCAAGAACTTGCAAAATTCGGTAAAAACAGTTCCATTGGATGTCCTTTAGCCCTTGCTCATATTGACTATAAATTGTCAACAGTGGAGGCATTTACGGGACCGTCTGTTTTGTCAAATTGGTTTCGCTCGAAAATAATTGATGGTGACATCACTTTAGAGCGTTTCTTGAAGAAGCATTTGCCTACCGAAGCATTGGAGGCAGGTGCAGCTAATCTGACAATCGAATCTCTAATCCTAAAACAAGTTCCAAAAAGTTGGAAAACTCTGCGTACGATAACTCCGTTATCCTTGCTAGGACTTTTTTATAGTCATGGCATAGGAGGAGTGGTCACAGAGAAACTTAAATCAGTGGGCCTCAATATATCGAAGCTCCAAATGCGACACCGTAAACTGGTTAAAAAGTATTCCAGAACAAGATGTCATGTTACAGCTGATTTATCGCGTGCAAGTGATTCGTTATTAAAAGAGCATTTGCTATATATCCTCCCTAGAGATTGGTGGGTTGCAGTTAAAC